TCCAAAGTCTTTACCTCGTAAACTATTGTGGAATTGTCTTGTGAGGTCTTCAAGTACCATCTGCCAACCAAGTGTTCTAGAACCTATTTGGTCTGCCATAAGTCTGTCTGCCTGCATTAAGGTAAAGAGTTGTTTTTCAGGAATTGATAGTGTATCGGCAAGGTTTTTTAGTGACTCTTTGTGAAGACCTGAAGCCCTACGTATGTAATTAGCATAAGATAGACCTTCTTTCTCTGCTTGTTGGAATGTCTTTGTACCTGTTGAACCAACTCGTAGTGGATTACCATGTGCGTCTGTCATTACCTTCCCAAGAAGAATAGCTTCTCGATCAATTTCATTTGAGATGGCATTAATAATATTCTTTACACCTATGTCGTCAATAATATTTAAGTTGATTAGTGGATCTCTACCTGATAAAGCCATAGTAGCAGATGCACCAACCTCTTCTCCTGATGCCATTGCTCGTGCAATACTCTTAACAACATTAGTTACCCCTTGTTCTGAGAGAGTACTAGCCTCAAGAACCACTTGTCCTGCTTTGTTGTCCACATCTCCAGCTTTAACAAAGTCCTCTGCATCATTTGCTATTTTTCTTATTTCTGTTACTTGGGCTTTAGCTTGCTCTTTTATAGGAGTTCTACTAGGTGGGTGTATGACATCTAGAACCTCACCGCTATTTATAGAGTTAATTTCTATGTCGTTGATAGCTTGTAGTTCATCCGGTGTAGCACCAGCCGACTCTGCTTTCAGAAGTTTCCGTTCCCTTTTAAATACCTTCATAAAGGTAGAGTATGCACCAACGAGTACAGCATCCATGAGTGTAGACTCTAATGCAATCTTAAATCTTTCTTCTGCTTCTGAGTTATCATCGGATGACTGCATCCACTCAAAGAAGGGTTGGGTCACTTCAAAGGGGGTATCTGCCACAAATCCTGCCATAGAGTCTGACATTCTAGGTTCATGAGGTTTAAATGAGAATACACTACCTATTGTACCTACTGAGGTTATATCAGCAAACTTTTGAAGGTTCTTAACCACTTTAGAAGAAGGAGCTTTTTTTGCAATCCCCATTGCTACCGACCCTGCCTTTACACCTTTGACTATTCTAGCGGCTGGTATTAATCCTGAGATAACATTTGTTAGACTTCTAGTTAACTGTTGTCCTGTGTCATCAGACTTTTTGGTGGTAGGCCAATGTGTAATAGTGCCTTCTGAGTGTTTTTTATTCCACTCATTTGCCTCCATAAAAAATAGAGTAGGTTTTTTGGGGTCATAGTTTTCAAACCCTTTAATGTTAAACACTAAATGATCGGAGGTAGTATTTATATTCTTAACTCTTTTAGCTAGTTCAGGGTTTTCCTCTTCTAGTCCTCCACTTAACATGTCTCCTACATTATGGATTGTATCAAGTACACCACCAAGAGCTTGTAGTCCGTATGCTCCTATTCCACTTGGTTCTGGCTCTGGTAGTTCTGCCCCCTCTTCAAGTTCTGGAGCCTCAGAGTTTATTAGTTGTGATTCATCTGCTATTAAGAGACTTTCAAATTCGTTTAACCCTAGCTCCTCAAATCTAGGATCAGGTGAGTCTCCTAATTCAACTACTGTCTCAGGTGCTTCTTCTTCCTCAACTTGGTCTTCTGTTTCTACTTCTTCAGCCATTAGTTATTCTCCAAATATATTCTTAAACCATTTTTTTAATGTTTTTATAGCTTCGGGTTCATTCGCTTCAACTTTCTTCAATAGATCTGTTGTTGTGATCTCTGCTTCCTGTTCGATTTGAGTTAGTTTCTTGTTACTCTTTGTGGATTTCTTTGTTGTACTCTTCTTAATCAGTTTCTTTGCACCTATAAAACTAGTGATTTCTTTAGGGAAAGGAACTTTAGATTTACGAATGGTATTTATTTTCTTTTCCATCTGCTCCGTACTAAGGGTATTATCTAATGATACTGTATTAATTTTCTTCCGTTTAATTAGGTAGATACCCCAATCCCATAAAGCTTCTATTTGCTTTTGTTTTATTTTAGGATCGTCTGTACCTGCGGTTGCCTCTTTAAACCAAGAGTGTACGTCATCCGACCAAGAGTGTATATCTGCTATACCCTTATACTTGTCAGTAGCATTTAAAGCTAATCCCCATATAGCTTTTTTAAACTGTTCATAGGTCTCCATTACACCATAATGACGCTGCTCGACTCCATCATCATCATCATATATCATCTTTTGAAGATCCATGAAGGTTTTCGGCCCTTCTTTTTTAGCTGGCATTTTTGTATTAACCAGATCATTATGATTATCTCTCTCTTTTACTTTAGGAGCTTCTAGAGCAGTTAATCTTTTAAGGTCAGTATCAAGGTCGTCTGTAATCTTACGTACCTTTTCTTTGTATGCAGGTGACTCCACAAAGGCGGCTTTCTCTGATCCAATCCATTCTCCATAACCATATCGTGGTCTATTCTCTTCTTTTGTATTCTCGTCTTCCGGCCTCTGCTCTAAGGAAGTACCATATTTGTCAAACTCTTGTACAAATGCAAATCTTAAGTCATTCTTTGCTTTTGCAAGCCTCGCCATAATCGCAGGAGGAGTTGGTTGCGACTTCCCTAAACCACGTAGTTTTGCCATGTGATTTGGGTACATATTAAAAGGCAGAAGGTTATTTGTAATTATACCTTCTTGATACTCTCTCTCAACTGTCCATAAAGGGGTTGCTGTAGGTGCTACGTATGAATCATTAATACGTTTAAAGAGTTTTAGTGTGGCTGGATTTGGTGTGATATTTTCTCCATCTAATTCTGTAGCTATACGATTCTCTCTAGATTTAAGACTAGAATCAGTAGCTGGATCTGCTAATACATCTACTATTCTATCTCTAACAGTTTTCTTATCTACGCTATCAGGATTAACAACATCATTCCAACCAAGTATCCTATTTTTACCTTGAGTCAAGGAGTCCTGACCTGTAGTCAACCTGTTTTTATATATCTGGAGTTGACCTCCTACTCCCTCTACTCCCGCATTGGATAAAACACCTTGTATCTTCTTTTCTATTTCTTGTATTTTATTTGGGTCTGTTTCAGAGGCTTTTTCCTTAAGTAGTTGTCCTATTTCCATCTTATATTCATGTAGTAGTACTTTAATCCCATGAGTATAAGCGGCTCTTTCACTTGCTTCATCTGCTTCTGAGTCTGCCTCCATTTGGTTCACAGTCATCTGCTTAAGCTTCATACCTTCAACTGTATGACCATAGACACCGCCTGGAGTTCTAATGTGGTCTAAGAGGTCTAATCGCCTTCTGTCTCCTTTAGCCCTAGCCTTCATAGCAATCTGTTGACCTGCCAACTTATTGAGTATTCTATAGGAATGCCCACGTTGCCCAAGTTCAGAAAGGGTATGGTTTAAATCCTCGACTACACTTAGAGTACCTGTTTCGTCATCTCTACGTTGCTTTAGTCCTATGTCTATTTGATTAATGTTATTAAAACGGGCCTTTTTTTTCTGTGTCTCATTAAGCCCTTGTTCAGAGAGGTTCTGTTCAAATATTGTTGCCATTATATTTTACCTTCCTCTTCCATCTTTGTTACATAAGACTTAAATTGTATTAAGTTAAAATTAGCGTTTTCCCAATCATTTATAAACCATTTCCCTTTCTTTCCGGGTCTTGTGTCTGGCTTCCAAATATTAGCGGTAGCCCCCTTTTTACCACTATAATATTTGTCTAAGTAGCCATGCCAAATCTTTAAGGTACTTGTACGTTGTTTTTCAAGACTGAGTGCAAACTGATCGGCAAAGGTTTGAACATCTGGAGGATAGTCCTTAGATGTCGCTAGGAACACAGGTAAGGTTCCATTTGCTCCTCCTCCTTCTTTAATTAATGGGCCTCCTTTTACAGTAAGAGGATGCTCTGCCATAGCTACGGCACTTTCTCCATTTTTAAGACCAAGAACCATACTGGAGATTACACTTTCTCCCACACTTACTGCTGGTTTAGCAGGAGAAATGATACCTGCAAATGTGAAGAACTTCTCTGATTCAGCCATTTTTTCCCAATCTCCGGATACTGGAGCATTAGCTTTTATTGATTCAAGATGTTTCTCGATTAATTGTACATCTTTAGCATCATTAATTTCTATATTAGAAGGTAATACTTTTGCTATTTCTACCGCAACTTCTGTAGGTATCTTAGTACCCTCTTTCATTGGATAAGGTGCTAGTGCAACTTGTGGGTCTGCATCTGTATTATGAGTTAATCCTTCATATACTTCCTTATATACTCCACCCCTTGTTGCAGCTTTAATTTGAAGCTCTTCTAATTCCTTTGGAGGTAATTTTCCATTAGGGGTGACAGCTTCAAGGACACGGCTAACTTCCAGAAGATCTGCTCTTGTGTACCTTTGCTTATCCAGCATCTGTGAGAGAGGAACCTTACTATTCCTAAAGTCTTGTGATAGTACTCCATCATACTCCACGAGTCTATTGTAGATCAAATTATCTATCTCATCTTGTGCTTTAGCATTATACTCAGCATTTAGGTAGTTACCATGCTTTCTAGTTAGTTCTCTCTTCTGTGCTTGCCATTGTTCATAGAATCTATTCTTTAGAGTTTCGTCAGGTATTGTTTCTAAGTTTATTGCTATTGCATCTTCTTGTTGTTGAAAGAAATTCTCAAGGCTACCACTACTAGGGTTGTTCTTGTCAGGCCACTTCTCATACTCAGTCCACATCTTTAAGGATGCTTTGTGGACTAAGTTATCTGTGTATGCATTTGTAACAGACTCTCTGAAGTATGGACTTTCTTTACTGTTTATCCACCCATTTTTTATAGCCTTCTCGTAACCTTCTCTTTGGTCTGAAGTAGCTCTTTCCCACGATGCAATTCCTCTTTCTTTCTCCGAATCTTGGTACTGTTCTTGGAGCATTCCTTTTCCAAAGACAAAGTCCTTCATCATACCTATTAGTTTGGCATCTTCGGATTCTTGTCTACCTGCTTCTGGATCAGGTTTTTTAGGCTGAAGAGATGCTCCGGAGTTAGCAACCTTCCCTTCCCGAAAGATTTGTATTTTTTTAGGTTCCTTCATACCTCTCTGAGCACTTAAGAGGTTCCTCTTTGAGTTGTCAAATGTCTGATTTTTGGGTATCATGGTTTATCCTTTATACATTATAGTAATTATAATTAAAACCACCTTTTTGTGACCAAGTTCTTCCTCGACTTCTCATTCCGGTGTTTGCTCCTGTACCTCTATATGTCCAGCCTTTACCTCCAGTAATTACACCACGACCTGCACCTAATGGTGGAGCCATTCCTCCTAATTCATTTGAAGAAAGTAAACTTGATTTTGTCATATTTGACCTAAATCCCTTCGCCTTTTTATAACTCATTCTACGTTGTCTCATAGCACTAGGATTAACTCCTCCCCTTACTTTGGTAGGAGAAGTGGATGGAAATAAGCTATTTCCTTGCATTGCCTGACCTTGAACAAAGGCACTACCTCCTGCTAACCCAATAGCCATAAGTTTAGATTCATTTGTCTGGTATCCGGCTCTAGGAGCACTATTAATAGCACCAATAGCTTGATTCCTTCTAACAGTTTTATCCCTTTGTAGGGCAGACACTTCTCCACCAAGTGCTACAACTCCTCTTTGGTAGGCATCATCTAAGTCCATTGCACTATTTAATTGAGACCTTCTTAAGTTTCCTAGTAAGGCTTGTGGGGTTGCTCCTCCTCCTGAAGTTTCTGCATTAGCAACCATCATTGAAGCAGAGTCTTGTTGTTGCGAGACTTTCATTTGTAACTTAGCTTCGGCAGCGTCTTCAGCATTTTCAAATGCCTCCTCTTGTATATTTACCTCTTCATCCCAGTATGCCTCCATGTCTTTATTGTAGGCATCAACCTGCATCTCATTGTTTTCCCTAAAGGAATCATTGACTGCATCTGCTTGTTTCTTTGCGGCTTCTTGTGATTGTTGCTGTTGAATCATAGCCATCGCTGCCATTGCTCCTGATACTGGATCACACATATTCTTTATCCTTTACATATAAATTAAATGGGACTTTATCTACTCCAAACTTAGGTTCCCTGTGTAAATTTTGGAAGCCTAAACTTTCTAACCACTTTGATGAACTTGTGTTCCTTTCGTCTACATAGTTAAATACTGTCTTATATAACTTTAAGAACTTCTTTAGGTATCTTTGTGATACTTTATAAAACCCTCTTTTGTTGGTAGTCATATTATCTGTACCCATAAGCCACACTACTCCTATACTGGGTTCTTCTTTACATGGGGCTACCCCAAACATACCTACTACCTCATCATCTAACTTAAGTGAATAAGCTTGTTCACCTGAGACTTCCAAGCTTTCCACTAGTCCACTAGTAGGAGTGAACCTACCTGAACTCCATATCTCCTGAATATCTGATTGTCTCATCTTTGGTGCAAGTTCTAAGCAGTCACCCATGCTTGCCTTATCTACTGTGTATTCCATAAGTTTATTTTTTTAACTACGTAAATGTCCACATTTAGATTCTTTGGTTTCTAAGTACTTGTAGTGCCTCCCAGTCTGCTGATTGTAATGCTACTGGATGCCACGCCTTACTTGTTACTGTAATTCTTGCATCCCTACTATTACAATAAACTGGAACTCGTAGTACTCCTGTTTCTAATTGTAGATTCCCAAGCAACACAGAACCCAGAATTTTAGCTGTGAATTCTTTAGTATTAATTGTACGATATAAGTCATCAAAAGGTCTTGGAGCCACTTCTACATCAAAGTTACCTGAGTTTGCATAGGAGATCTCAAAGTTTTTCATTTGTAATCTACCTGAGTTAATTGAGTTTTCATTGCTCTTAACAAACTGCTCAGAGAACTGATACCTAAAGTCGTATCGGACTCCTGCAAACACCTCTGGAGTTGCATTACCCACATCTTTAGAGTAGTCTGAACCTGTTGACATAATACCAACCACTTTATTTGCTGGTACTTCCTCTCCTGTTTCCACAACGTACACAGGTTCTCTAGCTTCAAACTGTAAGACTTGTTCATAAGTAGTTCCTGATACTGTTACTTTACTCCATGGTGCTTCTTTAGCGACAGAGGGGGTTATCTTAATTTGTGCTTTAGTTGCATCATCAGGGTCTACTGTGACGGCTGTTACTTTATAAGTTACTCCTGAACTACCTTCTAATGCAGCTGTAATTTCATTTCGTATTTGCTTGTAGAATAGCTGCCCCACTCTAGGTAGGTAACCATTGTTTAACCCTTGTATTTTAATCTTAGACCCCCATCCGTCAATTACAGCCGTATCTAAGGTTACATTGTCGGTTGCTGATGCAGTTAGTTTGTCATAGTTTGTATCACCATAGGGTAATAGGTATGGAGTTACTATTGCTGTATTAGTAGTATTACCCGGATCAGTAATGGTGAGTGTATCACCTAAGTTATAGCCTGACCCTTGTGTAGTAATAGTGAACGTAGGATTACCAGAGGCATCAGTAACAGTTGTGAACTTCATCAATGTTCCGGTTCCTGTGGTAGACGTTTGTACTACAGTATTTGCAGTTGATGTATGGTTAATCTGCCATGCTGAATTAGCATATACCCAACTATTTGTAGGAGTACCATTATCTGTTATATTTATTGCACCACCACCGATACTCAGTTCAACCTTGAATGTATGGGTTGTCTTTTCTCTAACATAATAATCTGTATCAATAGCTAACCCTGCTGGCAGGTCTGTTCCTATTACTCGTATTTTTTGAGTGTTACTTAGTCCGTGGTTATTTGAAGTTATAAACTCTGTAGTATGATCGGCAGTAAATGCGGTTTCTGTTGCATTTTTAATAGGAGTAGGAGTATAGTCCTTTAGTGTGTACACCATAGAAGTTATTCTTTTTCGCCTGTCTAGTCTAACACCTATTTCGTCATCCATTATGGAGGTAGCATTATCTACAGAAAGGTTTAACTTCTCTAGGTAAATCTGTGTTCCTCGTCTAAACAAGAAGAATGCTATTGATCCTATGAAAGACATATCGATTATTTCTGCATCAAATGTCCACGTTGACCATGCAGACTGCATCTTCTCTGCATCATTATAGTAGTACTTATAGACCCTTAGTACCCTTCGGTCTGTCTCAGAGAGAATCAGAAGCACTTCTTCGTTAGAGGATACTGCCAACTTCTTAACTACTCCCTCAACATACTCTGGAACGTGGGCAGTTATCTCATTAGCATCATTAGTTTCAGACGCAATATTAATGGAGTACTCACGTATACCTGAGAATGCCCCACGTTGAAATGGGAAGAAGATCGTTTTACCAGCCGGAACTGGTTTAGCTACTGTGGAGGTCTCAAAGTTGGTTGCAACGTCAACCATTACTGAGGTAGGTGTAAGGAAGGCATCAGAGGTGAGTTTGAACTGCTGGAGGTCTGAGAACAGTATAAGGTTTTCTTGGAATGGTATGGCAGACTTAAGTATAGCCACTTGGTTATTACTAACTGCCACATCAATTAGGGCTGTATCTAAAACGGATAACACAGTATTGTGGAAGAAGTTGTAATAGCCTCCAGACTCAGAAAGTATTACATTCTCATCGGAGATGAATCCTAGTCTATTCCTATGAAAGAATATATCATTAATCGTATAGACTCCGTTAGGAGAAGCGAATGAATCGTAGTTACTAAATGATGGGAATGGGTTAGTAAGGTTGTCTCCTGCCTCCCTATCTGCCCATTCAACTGGTTTTAATATAAAGTATATAGCATCTGATTGTCCTGTTGTACCATCGTAGACTTTTCCAAAGGCTTTAAAGAGTTGCATAGGCATTGTGGTACTATCTATAGTCCTATAGCGAGACCTTTTTAGAGCATTTAGTACATAAGCAGGATCATAAATAGCTGAAGTAGCCGTAGTATTTAATGTATAAGGAGTAATAAACCCAGTTGCCCCCTCTATTTCTAAACCACCGGGATACATAGGTTGAACCACTTCTTTCCATACTGAGCCTGTCCAATTTACATAGTAGTCGTCTTGTCCAGATGCCTTGTCTCCAGAAATCTTTGCAACAAAACCAGTTTCAATATTTGCCGATCCGGGTAGGTAACCAAAGTTAGGCACTTCATCACTACCATTAACTGATCTGGAATATGTGTCACCTTTACCATCTGTAAGTTCAACAGTAATGGGATAGGTGTTATTTTTAATATGTATTACACTTGTATTAGGATCGTGTAAAACCTTGAATCTGGCATTATCAGTTATCAGGTCATTTAAACCATAACCTGTTCCCTCACCAAATGTTAAAGTTGTAGTTGCTGATGCTGTTGCGGCTTCTGTCATAGTAAAAGAGGTAGTTGTCGCATTATTAATTGTTACTACTTTTGAACCTGCTGGGACTCCATCCCCATATACTAACTGTCCTACTGCTATACTGGTTGAAGCGGTGCATGATACTGTAGTACTACTTGCTGCTGTAGTACAACTGACTCTACTAGTTCCTGTTGGAGTCCATATCATATCATGAGTTGAATTACTAGCTGTAGAGTCCATAGTCCCTGTGACTACTCCTTTACTTTTGACTCCCTTGTCTCCTGTGTAGGCTACATCTGAATTATCCGTAGTTCCAAGACTAACAATAATCTTGTAGTTAGAAGCACTAAATGTTCCTGCTCCATCTGCCCGTATTAAGTGAACTATTTCACTTGCGTCTGCTCCTGTTTTTATTGCGTTTGCAATATTATTAACACGGACTGATGCTTGGTTATTAATGGATTCAGAGTTACCTGCTTCTCCTAATCCAGATCTAGACTCCACCTCATTATCAGGTGTTGCAAAGACAATCTTATACCGGTTTCTCATTGCCCTTCTGAATACATGGGCAGGGGTTGCTGGATTGGTATGAGAAGCATCAACTAGTGCATGATCTTCAGGAAGTTCACTATGTAGAAGGTCTTTAGTTAATCTTTCTCCATCTAAACCTACGTTCCACTCAGTAATAAGTGCTTGATACTTTGCACCGAAGTCTCCAATTTTATAATAAAGTAGGGCTTCATAAGGTCTGGTACTAGGTAAGTCAACACTTTGTTTTACAGGTTGAGTTTTATTCAGTATAAAGGAAAAGTCGGCAATAGTAGTTGATGATAAACTATTAGGAGAAAATAAATTCTTGGGAGAAGTTTCGGTTGATGCAGCAAAGTTCTTGAAGTAGTTATTTGGTATAGAATTGGTAGCCATAGAAACTGAAGATGTAATTCCTTTGCTACTAGTACTTTCTTGTCCACCAAATGTTAAAGTTACAGTCGCTCCTGCTGTTGCGGTTAATGATATAACAAATGAGGTAGTACCTGAAACTGATACTACAGTTGTATTATCTTGGATTCCTGCTCCTTTTACAGACTGCCCTACTAATGGCATAGTAGATCCCGGTACTAATACTGTAGTGCTACTCTGAGTAGTACAACTGATTGAGGTAGCCCCACTTGGATAACTAGCTGTCTGCTCTTGATCTAGTACGTACACCTCATTCCCTGCAACTCCAGTAGCATAACCTGTGAGATCAATTAGTTTTACTTCTGTATCTACATTAGCAGTTGACCCATTTGTACCATTTGTAGTACCACCTTTCATTATTAAAGCGTATGCTTCATCTTCACTTCTGCGAATAGTATGGATAAAAACATCATCACTATTAGTCGATGATATACCATCTATTTGAGCCACATGCTCCGTACAGGGTCTCTTTTCTAACCCTCTAGCAATATGGGATAGCCCATTTTCTTGGACTTCTCCCTGAGTATTTAGTCTTAGTGTAGCGGGCTGCTGTGATATACCATTAATTAGACTTGGTATAGTCCCAGAAATTAAAGCCATTTATTTTCTCCACGCATATTGTTGGTTAGCATCTTGGTTCCTATCTACTACTCTAAAGGTATCATAGTCATCAAAGATATTAAAGTCTCCTACTTCTGATTGGTATTCTAGTAACTCTGCCCATGCCGTTAACTCATCCTCTTGAAAGAACCTATGTAACTCACCTGACCCCACAATTCTATCGTGGAAGATACGTGCAGATTTAACGGCAATGTACCTTCTAGCTACTTCAGGTAAACTATTAAAAGGTAGAAATGTTACTTCATCTACAACAACTGTTGCATCAGTGGCAAATACATCTGTGTTATTTTCTCTGTCATAAAGAAATCCTGCTCGTTCTACTATATCCTCTGTAGTAGAGCGTTTCTTAGAAGTTGAATCTACTCGGAGTATATTAGGTTCTACCACAAATTTACCTTTACCATTAGGTATTTTGGTGACTTGTAAATCAGTATTGAATATCCATCCCTTTGATTGTACTTGTCTTGAGGTGCTGTGTAAGATGTCTTGAGCAATAGAAGCATCCTGTAATCCCGCATTATCATTCAGGTTCTTAATTGGTTGCTCTCCAATAGTGGTTAACATCATGTTGACCGCCTGAATATCCGACATGTGCTGTAATGCTCTTTGTGTCATGCTACCTTTTTGTATTTATTTTTACCATTAGTTTTACCTAAGTAATTACGTCTGCCCCATTTGAAATCTCCATTGTTATACATAGACTTAAACTGCCATGGGTGGAAAAGTATGTATGAATCATCACCTTTAATTTCGTCTTTGTCATTTATACGAGCATCTTCATTAGTATTCTCATATATTATTCCGTCATAACCTAAGTCTTCATTTATAAACTTGATGAGTCCATGCATTTTATAATAGTGTATTGCTGCCTTTTCTCCTGAAGACATACTATCCCACTCTTGGTTCCAGTCATCTATAGGGTATCCCACCTTGTTCATATCTTCTTCATAAAGGTCTCTTGCATGATTTAACACTTGTTCTAGTGCAGTACCTTGACCAAAGTGATCCACTAGTAAAGGGAACTGTGTACCATCATTCTGGAAGTCTTCAAGACTATCAATACTTTTAGTGAAGTCTGGATCAGTAGGTGATAAAATTGAATAGGTAAAGTCAGGCATTAAGGACTTTTTATCTTTTTCGTAGTAGAGAAGATTAACGTCTTTATTAAAATTTGTCCCAGACAAGAACTTTAGAAGTGTGTCCATATCAAAACCTCCTAAGTCTTTAGTTCTAAGAGGGTTATTCATTTTAATGAATCCTGAGTAAAACTTTGCTTCCTTTGTACCTCCTTTAGGAGAGTATATCACATTCTGTAATTTGTCCCATTTTGATCTACCATATTGTTGTAGAGAACCATCACCTTGTTTGTCTAATACTCTTTCTATAGCTTGATTTAGAGTACCAAAGTGTGATCCCTTCTCTACCTCCTTTTCTATTTCTCTCATACCAGATAACACATCTACATCCATTCCCATGTGTCTGTCCCAAAAGCCAATAAGTGGGGAGACACTGCCTAGAGTTCCGTGGTGTATGAGCCTTGGAATAATAGCTCCATCTCTTTCCATACTTATAGCAGAAGCTTGGCGACCCATGTTCCACCAGTTAACAAACTGCTCACTCTTCATTATTAGTTCTTTTGCTAACTTAACATCATCCTGTTTTCCTAACTTCACTAAATCCTGAGAGTATCCTAGTATAAAGTTCTTTTCAAACTCTGTCCTCTGGTCTTCAGGTTTCATATACACACCTGTTTCTGGATGGTATAAGAGGTCATAAAAGTCAGCATGGAACTCGCCTTTTTCTCCAGTGATCTCATCTATCACATTTCTATGTGCAATAATTTCCTCAAGTAAACTTGATCTAATCTTACCTACATCTTGCATAAAAGTGTCTTGTTTTAGTACCCTTTCTTCTTTAGTCATACCATTAAAGGCTGACTCAGCATTCTCGTATAGGTTTTCTTTTGCCTGAACGCTTAACTGCTCTTGATTTTTAACAGCACTAACCATTTCTTTTTCTCCCCTGTTTGCTATTTCTGAAGATAGTAGTGCAAAGGGGAGTCCTGCTCGGTTCCTTTTAACAAGTCTTAGTACAGCACTAGCTTCTTTTGATAAACCTTTGTTTGATTTAAAGTACCCTTGTCTCTTGACAACCTTCTTATTATAGTCTTTCCTAGCTAACTCACTTTTCATCTCGTTGGTTTCCTGATAAATGTCGGAGAATCCTTGAGTAAGATAGTTTGTTTCACGATCTAATCCTTTTGCTGGATCAGGTTGCATTACTAAAGCTCCACCTTCATCATACCTATTTCCACCTACAGTATATTTTTCAGCCATTAGTTTCCTTGTAAAAAAAAGGGAGTACCCAAGTTAAAGGATACTCCCTAAGAGTTACCTTGCTTCTATAAACCTTGAAGCAAAGCTACAGCACACGCAGGACGTAACACGTTATGTCCCATTGCGTACTTAGACACCATTAATGTACCTTGGCGATTGATCTGATACTCAGATTCAACCGAAAGATCCATTAGTTTTACAGTAGCAACCGCATCTTTAGTCATTACTATTGCACGTACTCGCTGTGCCACATCGGAAAGAAGGGCAGTATGACGAGCCACAGCACTAGAAGCTACTGAACCAGTATTTGTCACATGAGTAGTCCACAAAGCAGTAGATGTGTTTGGTACATCGTACTGGTTAGTTCTTCCTGAACCAACTGCGGCAGTTAGAGGTTGGTGATCGCCCCAATCTGGATTGATTGATGTTTCATGAACTGCGGCAGCACCGGCAGCACCAGTCCACAAGTCAGAAGTCCACGTAGTTCCTTCTGTATTAGTGAAAGAACCTAAGTGATTAGTTACATATACAGGCATACCTAAGATTGTAGGTACTTGTCCTGTTGCAACACTTCCTGATCCACCAAGGTCACGATTGAAGATTGCTAAGTCATTCAGGTTACTTGAGCCTGAAATCTTAAACATATCATAGTACATGTCATTTGACATAACTACGAATGGATCGCCCGGAACATTCTTATTAGTAAGAATACGCTTGGCATCCATTAATGATTGTGCAATCTTTTTAGGATCACGGATACTACCAGCAATCGTTGATGTGGTAGTCTCATCTCCACCTACAACTACGTTACCAGAGAAATCCTCATCATCAAAAGTAGAATAGTCTTGGATCATTCCTGTTCCTAGACCACACATACCAGCAGCTTCACAAAGAGCCGCTTTAATGGCAAGACGGATGATGTTTTGGTCGGCAACTTTACCGAGTCCAAATCCTGCTTCTTGAGTATAGACAGAACGTATGTCGTAGTGTGACATTGCTTCGTCAATGTTCGGAATAAATTGAGCATTAACTAAGAGGTCATCAACTGAGACAATACGTTCACCTTGCTTAGAAGCTGTAGGTACAATCTCTTTACCCGGTGTATGATAAGCCGCATCACGATACTTACCAGTCATCGGAAATTGAGCCGATTTACCTTTAGAAATCGTGCGGACACGATGCAAAGGCATCATTATGTTTCTGGACTGGAAAGCTGTAAGCACTTCTCCTGCATATAACTTTAGAAATAACGCACGTGCATCTGCACCCGCATTATTAATTCCAGACCTATGTATAGCACTATAATCAGTAGCCATATTGTTTTTCCTTGATTAAGGGTTATTGTTAGTAACTCAGAAATCGTAGTCTCACAAAGGTCAGCACAGAGTTATCCCACGCATGGGGCAAAGTTCTTACTGTTTGATTTTACCATTGATTCTTTGTTAAAGAACGGAAGAATTGTTCAGCCGTCCTGCGACCTGTGCTCTATAAGCAGGGTCGGTTTCATACCTCGGATCACTCATTGCCGAAGTAACTTGTGCTAGTGATTCATAACGTGGCTCAATAGACACATTAGTATCACCAGACATTAGCGAAGGCATTGCACCTTCAGATTGTTGATAACGAGCGTATAATCCTGCTACAGCTAATTGGGATGTAGCGTCTAAATTATCTACCTGTTTATTAAATGCTTCTGTTTCTGATGGTTGGAGATTTTGTTCAGCCCACTCTAACATTTGATTATAGCTTGCATCTCCTCCAGTTATATTGTATAATCCTTGTAGATTCTGCTCTGCTCTTGCATCTTGTCCTGAAAGCCATGTATCAACTATTTCTCTTCCAATACCAGCTTCCTCAAGAGCGTTGTACCCATCTTCTGATATTTTACCAGTTTGAGCATACTCCTCTTGAAACACAGCAAAGTCTAGCCCTCTTTCATCTAGTACTTGGTGTACCATTGAAGCAGATGTACCTTCGATTGCTGGTACGTCTTCTTCTTGAAACCTACGTGCTTCTTCCTGTTGGGACTGCTCTTCCTCATTACCATGGAACTTATGTTCTAAACTTTGGTATGCCTGTGCAAGTTCTTCAGGTGAACCAAATTTCTCTGGAAGCCACTCTGGTCTGTCTTGTATTCCTGCGGTTGGAGCTTCCTCTGAGAGTCCTCCATCACTAACTTCAATAGGTGTTTCCACCTTTGCTAACATTTCATGTATATGTTCAGGAGAGCCAGCTTGATTAACCCCTTCTCCTTGATATGTACTTACTTCTTCTGTCATATTCCCTTTCGTGTGTATCTATGCGTTTCCACTCATTCGTTGAGCCATTGCTTGCTGTATAATCTCAGCCATTTCAGGATTGTCCTTCATACCCTCGCCCATTCCTTTGGCAACTTGTGGGACTGCTCCTTTAACAACGTCACTCATCATCTGAGCTTGTTGAGCCTCTTGCATTTGAGCTTTTTGTGCTTCTAGTGCTTCGGCTTGTTCCTGTTGAATTTGTTCTTCAGATTTTATTAGTCCTCCTGTGTCTATACCAAGTGAAGCACCTAGTCTATCCATGTAATCATCCACATTGAGTTTTTGAGCAATTACTTCTGGCCCAAGTGGAGCTAGGTATTCTAAGAACTGTGCCAACTTAGTTAGGTCTTGACCTCTACCTAAAGCTTCTAATCCAGTTACAACTTGAGGCTTAACTTTTCCCTTTGGAAAGTTGGGCATCTTCTTGTCTTTAATTAGTTTCTGTAGTATGAGGTTAATAAGGGGGAGTTGAAATTCTTGGGAGAGCACAGAATAGACACCACCTAGAGCACTCTCTAGTTCTTGTGCCATGAAACGCACTTCTTCTGCCGTGACTCTTTCAGCATTTCTTTGTACTGATGAATTAAGTAGGAAAGCCGCAGCTAACCTATCTTTAATAGCACCCATAGTATCTAGTGCAACTCTAAAGTCGTTAAACTTATTAAGCTGTAACGTAGAAACATCATTTTCATCACCTTGTACTATTGCTCCATTAGGAGCCTCTGCTATTGTTTTTATTCTTGTAGTACCATTAGGTCTAACTAAGAATAGGACTTTAGCCGCAGCCGCAGATCCCTCTACAATAGCCTGTGTCAAGGCTTCAAGAGAACGAAGGTCGCCTAAGTATTCTTCAACGAGTCCTCGTCCGTATGATTCTCCATCTACCCTACTAAATCGTAGTGCAATGAAGGGGTTCTTGTCAATCTTGTATTTACCATAGGACTCAGGGATAGGTGTTGTTCCTATTTCCTGATGTACATGCCAGTACTTTTCTTTATTACAAACGTAGGTGTATAGCTCATAGGGCTTATCGGGAGTTTCAGGGGTTAACTCCTCTGGTGAGGGAAGCCCCAGAGCTAATCTTGCATCTGGAGGTATTGTATGTGAACTCAGGGTTTCTTTGGTTATTAGATACAGGAGGTTACCCATTGGGTCACGCTTAACTATGTATCTATCCAAGTGGAAGACCCTCATCCCTCCTTCTTCTTCTGGAAGGTAGAGCAAACAATTACCAACGGCAATCAAATGTTTTAATGCTTCAAATACAGGAACTCTATATGCACTAGTCTCTATTTCGTTCATTGCGGATCTCTCAATCCGTGAGAATCCTTCTTCTACTGCACCACGTTGATCTTTATCTCCTGCCAACGCTTGTAAGTCGAAGTCATCAATAGTAAGTCTAAAGAAGGGGGAGTTAGGTGGAAGTAAGGTAAGTAATAGTTTACTAGCTAAGTGATTAACACCTCTGGAACCTATGCTTTGAAAGGGAGTCTTATAAACTGTAGAAAAGTTTGAACCTGAATCTGGTAATAGGTGTGGTATAGTTAGTTTAGCACACTCTCTACCTCTGTTGAGGTAAGTTTCACGCTCCCCAAAAGATCGCTCATATAAACTAGCGAGTTGACCTACGGGTAATTTTTCTTCTAGATACTGTTTCATGAGACTCTAATTTTAAATCCTCTCTTACCTGTATTTCCACCTTTCCTTTTCTTTATAGCTAATCGACCTTTTGTGAATTTACCTGACCCTTTTTCATTCATAGCTAGATCAGACCCCATAGCTTGCTGAGTTGCTCCTGTAGACGAGGTGGCAGAACTCGGTTTTTCACCCTTCCATGCTTGACCTGCATCCATAATACTTGTCCAGTTTGTTTTTGCAGCATCCATAATACCTACCCAGTTCTTCTTAGCCATATCTGCTCCTGTGTGGAGAGCAACTTTACCAGCATCTGTTGCTGTGTGTAGACCTGTTTTACCTGAGGTTGTTACTCCGTGTAGGTTCTTCTTTGCTGTGGAAGTCATATCATGAAGACCCTTCTTTCCTTTCTTTAACAAGTCTCCAGTAGTCCCACCAATTTTAAGATCAGGTATTTTATCAGTCACAACTTTAATATTACCTGATAATTTATCTGTAGCTTTATGTAAATCTTTTTTAAGATTAGTGGTGGTAGTCATAAGACCCTTCTTAGCAACAGTAGTAGCTCCCATAAGAGTATCTTTAGCACCAGTAGTGGCTGTCATAAGTCCCTTCTTAGCACCAGTAGTGGTTGTCATTAACTTATCTTTAGCATCACTAGTGGTTGTCATCAGCCCCTTCTTAGCATCAGTAGTGGTCGACATTATCTTACCTTTGATATCCGTAGAGGTTGATTTTATCTTATCTATTGTAGGAGGTTTTAAGCTGATAACTGGTACGTCTATCTTTGGAGGTTTAATATTAATTTTGGGTATGTCTATTTTGGGAGGCTTAACTGTAATAGTAGGTATTTTTATTTTAGGCATTGAAATAGGTTTAGCAACTGGTATTTTTATCTTAGGTTTTACTGCGGCAACCTTCTTTACAACCTTCTTTTTTACTGTCTCAACCTTCTTTGCGACTTTCTTTACCGCTTTCTTTGTAGTTGACGCAGCTTTCTTTACTACTTTAGTAACTGTTCCTCCACCGCCACCTCCTCCCGGCCCACAGAGGGTAAGATCACCATCATAATCAAAAGACTTAGAACTGGTTTCTACTAGTTGACCATCTAGCCACTTATAATTTATCTCTGTATATATTTTCATTTTAATCTAAGGGAAAATAGAATTGGTAACGAGTAATAACATTAGTCCATTCTTTTGTTTTCTTCGCTGTCTCTGCAAAGTAATCTAAATCACTATAACAATACATTCCTACACAATTATTATCTCTTGCAAATTTTGAGATAGATTTGTAGGCCTCATAATATCTTTCATCTAAGAGGTCTTTGTCTACCTCTCTAGTACGAGTAGAAGAGAGAAGTACTAGAGTCTGTTTTTCTGTAAACTCACAAATTTGTAACTGAGTTAATACAATATAATCCTCATCCCCTTCGCTCCAAAGGTGCATACTTTGATTAAAGGGATTCATCAATCTACCAAAAATATCCTTATAAATATCTGAATTACTATTACTGAAAATAATATTTCCACCTTCCGTAGAAGTCATTGCTGTTTCAATATGTGATTTATATTTTTTCCAGTTCTCTTTAATCTTTTTTTGAGTTACTTGTTTTAACATACCCTCCCCTTTTTTAGTCTCTACGCATTAACATTGAACTGTCGTTTACTACCGCCTGTTCCACCTTTTGAATCTTTTTTAGACTTCTTATTTGATTGGCTAGACTTCTCAGATGAACTCTTAGAGTAGTTTGCAGATATTGAATCACTAGTACTTTGTTGTTGTTGTTCGTCTTTCCCCATACCAAACACACTCGCAATAGCTCCACCCCATCGCCCTACTTCATCTCCTACAACTGCACCTGCATCGTGAACATTTTCTGATAAGAATTGATCCGCATCACTAGCAAGTTTTCCGGACACATTTCCCTCCTGCATCTCTTTACTAAGTGGATCCCATTTCTTTGCCTTGTATCTGTCCCAACTTTTAGACGTTGCTTGTCGTCTACCTTGTGCTGCAACATTCTGCTGGACTTTGTTAATTTGTTCTATGCACATTATATACTTCCTTTCAAAAAGATTGTCCAAGGTTCCTTATTCTTTCCAAGACATAGCTGATCGGAAAGGTTACTATCTTCAGATCTATTTATTAAGAACTTATGATAGGGAGAACTAGGGTGAACAGGCATTGCATAACCTGTGTAACCCTCGTTATTAATTAGTGTGTCAACACTTTGTAGTACTATTGCAGTATCAGTAACATCTGTTTTCTTAGAGTCCAACCACCAGTAAACTGTTGGAGATATGGTACAAAAAGAGCCTACGATTTCTCCATCTTTTATTACAGCGTGTGTTGCAAATAGAGGCTCATGACTATCCTTCGATGCGGCTTTTTTTACTGCATCTAACATTTCTTGTGAACTGATTGGATTAATTTGTAGGTTTCGCTTTGTTATATTTGACATAGTGTGTGTTTTTAAATGGTTTACGTTGTTTGCAGTCCTCCACCAGCGTAGGCACTACTGCTCTTAGACGTTCCTGTGCTTGCAACTACTTTTCGATACTCTCTCTTAGCTCCTTTTTGTGTGTCCTTCACAGCCATCTCTAGTTCTGCTTGAGCTAACTCAGGCATATCCCTCATTGCGGGTGGAGGCGGTGCTGGTGGCATCACTATCTTAGGAGGTTGGGGGGTCTTTCCTAAACACATGGTCGTCTTCGTAGAGTTGGGTTAATAATTTTACTACCGATTGTTGGCCTTGAAGATAAGATATTTCTTTCATGTCTGTTCCAGAGGGAACATTTTTATAGGGAGGTAGTCTATCAGGAAATTGATCCTCAAGGTATTGAATTAATTCTTTGGATACTAAGTTATAGTCCATAAATGTCCTTATATTTCACAGTTACCAGCAGTACATGCTAACTCTTGGGAGCCGGAAGTACTATCAAGTGTCTCATATTTAAGAAGATTGTCCCAATTAATAGAGGGAAAACTCTTGCTTAATGTATCAAATTCTTCTTTTGTACACTCTGTGTATGGTGCTTGCTTATAAATGTAGTCAGAGTAAGGTAAAAAGGATACTCCAGATATGTCATCAAAGTTATCAAAAACATAGGAACCGACAGGAAGCCACTCCTCTTCTTTTACAGAAACAGTTTGACTGACTTTATGTTCTGCCCAAAACTTAGAGTAAATACCATGAAGTTCTAGCTGACCAATAGCGGATAGATCTTTTCTTGTTAGAGAATACTTAGGGGATCTCATGGGGAAAGAAAAGACCATGACATTACTGGGATTAGTTATGTCAGGTTCATAAGGTACTCCGCTATCAATTAGTAGTGTACACAGGGGATCTTTTACATCAGTTCTAACTGTTCTAATGTAGTAAGGGCTGTGTCGTGTGTGGATTCCAGAGGCAGAGTCAACAAGTTGACTGACTGTTCCAGAAGGTTTAACGCAAGTTATACTAGCAGACTTGTTTATTCCAAGTTCACCAGCATGTTCTTCGTTAGTTTTTATTGCTTTTTCTCTTAACTTGGTAAGTAGATTAGGTAGGTTCTCACCGCTTGATCCATTAGTAAGTGGGCAATCCATTACACCTGTGAGTGAGACACCAAGTAGTCTCTCCTCTTCACAGTTAGTTTTCCACTTGTTAGTTAAGTATCTAAAGTTTGTAAGGGTTGACTGCCATGTACCTAGTATTGTTGCTAGTTCTACCTTCTTTGATATGGAAGTAGGTGTGTCGTCACTCCTAACTACTGCTTCAGTCAGGTTACAAAACTCTCGTGGTCTCAGGATTATCTCTGAACATGGGTTAGTTCCAAAGTCATCTCGTGCTTCTCTCCTGTCTCCCTTAAGTGGGTTCTTCAGATCAATGTTTAGTGTGTCAACATGCTTCTTAGCATTAGCACTACTGAATATACCACGTTCACCAGACTTTGAGTTATACAAAGCTTGCCATTCCTTTAGAAATGTTCCTACATCTGGATTACTATGGTAATTAGCAGAGTTATTAGCAAGAGCACGTTGGGATTGTCTACCCCACCACTCTCCTGATTTACAGGTACGCATCTGTTCATCACCTACATCACTTAAGGATAAGAGAGCACTCCTTCGTACACCACCCACTACAACAACCTCTGCTGTCTTACATACTAAGTCATGGCATTGTAATGGAGTCAGCTTAGTTGATGTTGCATCCTTAAATGTCCTCACAGCAAACCTGAATAGTTCCTCTAAAGGTTCAGGCCCACTAGCTCTACCTCCAAAAGTTTTCAAAGGTGCACCTGCTTCCCTAACTCCACTCATGTCCCACTTAGGTATTAGACCTGAGTAAAGTAGGGAGATAAGTTCTCTAAATGCTTTAGCCCATCCTAACTTAGAGTCTCTAACAACTATTAGTGAATCTGTTTCATGTAAGGTGTCAGGTACAAACGGAAGCAAGCTAGTGTACTTGTATTCAACTGAGAATCCAACACCAGTACCATTCATGAGTACATAGAGTAGTTCATCAAATGATCTTGGAGAGTCAATAGGTAAGTAAGCACAGTTGTAACCTGCTACATTCTCTTTCTCTAATGCCTCTCCTGCGGTCATTAAGCACCTCATTGACGGCATAATTTGCAGGGAATAAACTGCACTCTTCAGTATACTCTCTAACTTCTTGTCTACTGTGTAACCACAGTTCTCTTTGAGATGTCCTCTAAAGAACTTGAAGTACCTGTCTACTGTCTCTTCCCATGTCTCTCTTCGTTTATTATTGTAGTCCCAACGTGAGTATCTTGAGAGGTGGATATACTGTTGGTACTGTGTCGGTAATATGTTGCTCATGATTTTTCAACCTCTCGTTCAATTAGTTTTTCTAAGTATGTTCTTGCTTTCAGTAAGTCGTTTACTCCACCCTTATGTGGGTATCGAGTAATGTATTTAATCACATTTCCCTCTAGAAAGTCTAACTCATTAGCAGTTATGTACTCAAGGGGTGTAATACCTAACCCCACGTAGTGTTTAGGATTAGTTACTTCCTCATTCTCATGTAAAAAACGTATGTTATCTTGATCGTCATCAAACTGTATATAGGATTGAGTTTGTGCATCCCATTGCTGAATAGGCTTTGGAGCGTTACGTAGAACATTTTTAATATTGTCTTGGTCATCTCTTCCGAATCCTAGTGGATGTTGTAAACTCTTGTCAACGTATTCTCTCCATTGTTCCTTTTGTTTCTGAGATTTCTTTCTTTCTATCTCATCTAGGTCGTAGTTACTCATCCTGTCTCCTTTACTGGTGGTTCCCAAAGTGAAGGATACTTATCTATCCCATTGAACTGGTTCTTTTGTAGTATGTATGCCATCCGAGCTTGAGTAACAGCGTCCTCTTTAGAGTATCCTTTTTCCTCATAAGTCTTTAATACTCCTGCCCATCTGTTTTTTTCCTTCTTATCTATATCATCTAGGATTCTAGTTGCTGAAACCTTACCTATTCCAGTACATCCTGAGTAACCATCTACGGAGTCTCCAGTTAATGTTTGCATTAAGAAGTTTCTCTCTGCCATACTCTCACTTAAGTCATACACCTGTTCCGTTTGGAAGTCCCAATGCTTACCCGGAATTGTGAGTAAGTCTTTGTCTGCTGATACTATACAAGTGTCTTCAGGACTCTGTGTACACAGGATACCAAGAAGATCGTCTGCTTCTAGCCACTTAGACATAGTAGATTCATACTTTTCTGATATGTATTCTCTAGAAGGTATGTAGCACACAGGTTTTCTTGTGCCTACCCTTTTAGATTTGTACTCTGGATTAATGTCTTTTCTAAAGTTTAGGTGTGAACTCAGGCATATCATAACTGAGTCTGCACCTGACTTCTCTTGTAGCTCAGATAATTCTTTGTCAATGAGTCTCTTTACATCTTTGAAGTCACAATGTAATGTCCAAATATCATCACCCCAGTCTACTTCTTTCTCAACTACAAGACAACTTTTGTATACTAAGATGTCTCCGTCTATAAGTAATTTCATATTCCCCTTTTGATTAGTGTGTTTCAGCCCAATTAGAACCAAAGTTATACTCACCTGTTAGCGGTACTTTCAGACCTAAAAGTTTTCCTGCTTTAGTTATTGAGTCAATAGCTATCTTACCTACCTTGTCTTCAATACCTTCTCTAACAAGTACTTGTATCTCATCATGAACAAAAGCAACCTGTTCATAGTCTTGTCCCTCTTTAAATCCCTCTTCCTCCATACACTTATGAAACTCTACCACCCACTTCTTACATATAATAGCACCTGCGGATTGGCAAAGTGAGTTAAGTGAGGAGTGTACAGACCTGACTGGTACTTTTCTACCATCAAGGCCAAACAAGAATCCTCTTTCAGCTTTACTGAATACCTTTTGTCTCAGTTTCTTGAACGCTGGAACTTTCTTAAAAAATAAGTCCTTAAGTTTCTTACCTTCTCTCGCATCTTTTCCAACAATCTGTCCGAGCTTGGCATCTCCAGCACCATAAAGTAGTCCGTAAATAAAAGTCTTAGCTTGATCTCTAGTAGGCAGGTTAGTAGCCACCCTGTTAGCCTCGTGTATGTCTCCTTCAATAACAGTTTTAGCATAATCACCGCCATCAAAGGTTGCAAGATAATGAGACACAACCCTAATCTCAAGACCTGAAACGTCACAACCGAGTAAGCTAAAGCCTTTTGGTGCATAAAATAGTTCTCTACATTCTTTTCCATAGAATCCTCCGACACTAGGTACTTGACCGATGTTAGGGTGTGAATGAGAGCATCTACTTGAGACTGAACCCATTGTATTAACTGATCCGTGTATCTTTCCGTCCTTCTCGTGATATAGCCATGCATGTTTCCCCTCTGATAATTGTGCTATTAGTTTATTAACCCTGAATGCCTCTGCCATTAGTTGAGCTTCTGGGTATGGTAACTTATCTAGTACACTCTCATCAATCTTAGGTTCTTCTGTGGGAGTAAACTCTGTAGGTTTCCATCCATGAATATCATGTAGCCTCTTTGCTATATGCTTACGAGAGTTGGGGTTAAACGTAATTACTTTTTCTTTTATAAAGGGAACTCCTTTGACGTACCCTCTAGCTTTGTTATTAACTTTTGGAATAAAGGTTTCTGATTCTGTCCAGTTTCCAAAGGCTTCCTTAAGTTCCTTCTGAAGTATGCCCCTCTTCTCAGCCAGAATACCATATAATCTAGAAGCTTTTCTGAGATCAAAAGGGAATCCGTTTTCAGTCTGTTTCAAACAAATCTTATGGATGTCATGCTCTAGTCTGATAGACTCTTCAGAGAACTTTGCTTCAATAAGCTTACGATAGAGTAAGTGATTAAGCTCAACATCATTCTCACAATATATTACCATCTCAGGACTGAACTCTTTGAAGTCAGTAAAGTCTCCTTTATGTAGTCCTAGTCTTTGACCCCAAGATTTAAGAGAGTGTCTACCATACATGTCTTTGCTAATTGAGTTCTTCTTTGCATCTCTTACTGCCCTGTTAGGATAGATTAGTTTAGACATGACTAGTGTGTCCACCACTTCTTGACTTGAGTTTGGTTCCCATTTGAAAAACTTTTTCAGGATAGGCAGGTCAAAGGATATAATGTTGTGACCTATAATCCGGTTGAAATTTTTCAGGTAAAATAGTCCGTCCTCTACTTCGTCACCTACAAAAGAGAATAGCCTGTCTTCTTCTATGTCGTACACAACTAAACAATGTACTTTAGTGAACTCTTCTATCAGTCCATCTGTTTCAATATCAAATACGCAACTTTTCATAATCCCCCTCAATTAAAAATTAGTACTTTCTCCTGTCCACTCTTGTTCACTTTCATCCTCAAAAGGTAGATCATCTTCTTCATATAGTATTTCAGTCAACCTACCTGTTTCGTGATTGTAGTCCAAACTACAGGCAATACCTGTTTCTCCTGTCCATCTGTTCTTCAACACTCGTACTGTAGTACGATCTGGGTCTTCACCTTGCTGGTCTCTTTCACAACCGATAACAATATCAGACAGTTGTCCTATGGAGGCCGAACCTCTTAATTGAGCCATACTAGTCTGTGCTCCATCTTCATGTCCTTTGTTACCTTGTGGTCTCTTCAGGTGTGACACAAGTATCAGTCCACAGTTTACCTCTTCTACTAACCCACGTAGCTTAGTCATCAGGTTATCAATAGTTCTTCTCTCGTCACCCTCTTCAATTCCTGATACTACTATTGAGATGTGGTCTAGAATGATATATCCGCATCCACATGCAGTCACCATGTACCTAATCTTAGATAGTAGGTTGTCACCTTGTAGTGAACCCCAATGGTCATACATGTAGATGTTACCAGTATTCAAGGTGCTATCAAATGCGTCTTTAAATTCTTCATCTGTCACCTCAACTGTACCAAGATGTAGTGGCTTATTTAGGTGTAACCCCATGAACCCTAATCCAGTACGTTTGTTAGACTCTTCTAATGCAATGTAACCTATTGTTTCCTCTTGATTCAACATGTGATTAGCAATCTCACGGCAAACTTGTGACTTACCTATACCTGCTCCTGCTGTGATTGTAACTATCTCACCTTTTCGGATTCCAAGAGTCTTTTTGTTGACTCCTTCAAATGGATAGGAACATGATGCCATTGAATCTTCAGCACTAACAATGTCCCATAGGTCTTTACCATTTATGATGCCGTCTGGTCGATAGACCTGTGCTTGCCAGATACAGTCAACTAACTCCTTTACTCTTCCACTCTTGAGCATCTCATTTGCATCCTTTAGTGGTAACTTTGCTATCTTAGCTTTACCCGGTGGTAAAACTTGAGCACACTCTCTCGATGCCTTAGTACCTGCTTCATCGCTATCAAAACAGAATATGACCTCATCGTACCCATTGAGTAGTTCTATGCTCTTACGGATAGCTTTTGAAGCTCCTGCTGACCCACTTGGAATAGAATATACAGGCCATCTGTTACCTTGAGACTGAGAAACGGATAAAGCATCAATTTCTCCTTCACAGATTATAGCTTTCTTACCTTTTCCTGACCAGAGATGTTGACCATATAATCCAGCCTCTTTTATGTCTCCTCTAACGTGGAAATCTTTATTTTTAAAGCGAATCTTTTGTGCAATGCGAGTACCACTAGAATCTTTGTAGTTTGCAACTTGAACTGGCTGTCCTGCAACCTCACCTATTCTGTAGTCCCACTTCCTACAAGTCTCTTCAGTTATTCCTCTTGCACTAAGATTTGCTATCTCTCCTTCAACAAAATCCATATTCTTTTCCCCTTTCTTTATTACTACTTTCTGTTCTCCTCCTGTGTTTTCTCTATGCTCACACCCAAAACAGTAAGCATGTCCGTCACTATAACGTGCTAAGTTGTCACGAGACCCACACTTTGGGCATGGTTCGTGTTGTAAAAACTCACTTTCCTCATTTGTGTGATCCATTAGTACCCCAACATTTCTCTCCGTCCTTACTTTCTATTGTAATATCACCAACATAGCCAAATCCTACAGTAGTTAAAAACGTGTGAAAGTTATCTAAGACAGCTTGTAATGAGTGAGCTTCAAAGGACATCTGTGTTTTCTTAGTTATATTATCTTCAAGACCTATACAACCATCACTAGCCCTATAATGAAATCCGTAAAATTCTCTGATCTCATCTCCATCTGGTAAACCTAGTTCTTCTTTATAATCTTTAGCACTTTTCATAATCCCCTAACTTTAAAATTGATTGGTATATTTTGATAATTAGACTTCCACCACTCTTCAACATCAAATGAAGGACAGTCCGTTTTTTCTAGTTTGTTATGCCCAACAACTTTAGCATCCTTGTACATGTATGTCAAAGTTTTGATAAGTACATATAGTGCTTTCTGCTGTTGGGCAGAATAATCTGGAGCAACTACACCTGTATTATTCTTACCTCCAATGATACAAATACCAATGGATTGACTGTCATACTCTTGTACGTGTGCTCCAATTTCATTAAAAGGTCTACCAACCTCAATGGTTCCATCTCTTTTTATTACACAATGGTAACCAATCTTAAGTAGTCCTCTTTTCCTGTGTCTCTCGTCTATGTCTCTTGCACTCAAGTCTACATTAGGTTTCGTATTAGTGGAATGAATTATTATGTAATTAGTCTCTTTTCTTCTTGACATGTTCCATCCACTCTATAGGAATATTCTCTTGTGCATATTGAAAGTTATGTTTCTCACACCACTCACCACATGTTAGTTTAGAGCGTTGTACTTTACTATTAATGTTTGAAAAGATAAATCTTATGTCTAACTCAGGATGTGCCTCACGTACTGCTCTATACTTTCTTTGAGCTTCATACCTGAAGAATCCTTTTGCTTCAATTACAATTCCATTATCTAGCACAAAGTCTGGTGTGTACTTATAATCTATGGTATAAGCAACGGACATTGGCTCATACTCAAATAAACATTTGTGTTGTGCTAAGTTGTCCGCTATCCGTTGCTCAAGTCCAGATCTAAAAGTCACCAGCTTTTTCCTCACTAGATTCAAAAGCTGCACCTTCGTCTACAAAGGTGGTATCCACTTCTGAGATAGCCTCGTAACCATCTTCTACTTCAAATATATCACCTGCGTCAACACTAGGTATGTACTCAATAAGGTTAAGCACTTGTACCATACGTAGACGAAGCTGTAGACCTAAAGATTGTCCATGAAGGTATGGAGCTATTTCGTAAGCTACTTTACCTGTTGATCCATTCGCTACTTTTATATTATTAGGAATGGGAGCCTTATTTGGCCCGACTACTACAGGTTTTTGTGTGAAGGTCTCACCAGTTTTAGAGTTTATTCCTGATGCTTTAAGTTTGAAATGAAACATAGTTCCTATTTCCATTCCCTCTTCATCAGTCTTACTCTTGTATGGAAGCCATTCTTTCCATCCACCCTTCGGGTTCTCAGAAAGACACTTCTCCTTCCAAGTATTGTGAGCATTATCGACCATCTCTTGGAAATCCTCTGCTTCCTTATCCTTTAAGATAAGTTTAACGTGATACAGACCTTCTGCTTTATGCATTGTATCTGCAACCAGTATATGAGGATATTCAAATTCACCAACTGGTGTTACTTGATATTTTCCTGCCATATTACTTCCTTTCTTTGTGTGTGTGTTATTGTTATGGTTGTGGTCATTACAAGAATGTCCACATTCTACGAGAAGAAATACTTGGAGTCCAGCACCCCCTTAATATCTAGTTCCCCTCTTGATGGTGGCTCCTCTAAGTCTGGAATAACATCCACCACATTTTCATAGAACTCTTCCAGTACATCTGTCTTAGAATACATATCAACAAATGATTCTCTAATGGAATTAGCTAGTCTTGGTACAAAGTGTGCGTGTACCCCAAATGAGTCATGGACTACAGAGTAATCGTGTATCCCATCCTTTATACATCTGTTAATAGTTAGTGTGAGTGCCGTTGCATCCATACTATGTACGAAGTTTGGAGACACTCCATTAATTGTCCTTCTTCTGTCTATCTTAGTAGTCTCTTCTAAAATAGTAGGCTTTATCAGTACGTTATCTATGTGTGTGGTAATCCTCTTTGCCTTCATACTTGAGTATATCTGTTGAACCACAAACTTTGAAGGTGTTTCCCATGTTATAGGAAGATTTTTACTTGCCATTTTCCTTCCAATATCCTGTAGCCACGACATAGCTTCACGTGCTTTGATAACTACTTCACTAATAGCTTCCCATACATGCTTTGAGAGATACAGAGAACCTTCGTAAGTATGGTCTCCAAATGGATTCACTTTTGTAGCTATTATTCTTTCATTCATAGCATCTTCTACGTACTCTCTACAGCTAAACCTAGTTCCACCATAGGGTACTACCATTACAGGTCTCTTGGTGATCTTACGATCTATTCCAAAGGCTAGCCACTCTTTTGAGTAAGGTTCTCCTGACTTAGCGTCCTCTTCTACCTTCCCTTTTACTACATCTGCAACCATCTGATAAATATCCTGTGGTATTGGTTCAGGTGTAAGGTTTGTAGCTTTTCCACCTATGGTATCTCTGAGCATAGCTGAGAAGTGTTGGAGTCCATTATTAGACCCATCGAGACACACAGGTAGTCTTGACATAAACCCATAACCTGCGTCACTAAACTCTGCCCACTCAAAACACCATGCCAAGAAAGTCCAAGGTTCATCTGCTTTTGTCCACCACCTAAAGTTAAGTGGTTCTCTTGCAGAATGCTTAATGTTATCAGTATTTTCCAAAGCCCACGCCACTCTATCCTTGAATGATACCTTGTCGTAACCATAAGAATTTGCACCATGTACTGCAAAGTAGTCCCTTTGTTCCTCATTGTTGATGGGAAACACATCTGAGAACTGAAGTAAAGCCTTTGCATAATCTGGGCCTTGTGGTGTTAAGAAGGAATTAACTGTATACTTTCGTCCTCTGAAGTCACATTGGTACACAAAGTAGATAGACTTGTATTGCCTAAACTTTCTTGCCATTGCAAGAGTCCTGACTAGTTGGATACGTTTGCTGGTCATCTTGGCATTCATGTCGTGTACTTGGGTAGCCTTCTTCTTCCAACGTATGAATAACTCCAGTTGATCCTCTGTCATGTTCTTCTTGTGACCCTGTACTGGACTAGGTAGTACTTTGTAGTCCTCTCTAGGTGGAAGTGAAGCCCATGACTCACCAGTTTCCCAACATTGCTGAATAACATCTAGTATCTTGTTATTTACAGCCCACTTAGTCCTTTGGAGTGCATTTATTGCACCATACTCTAGTGGCATTGAGTGGTGTGTCATTTCCTGAAGATAACTCCTGTTTCTAGTCTTTATCAGAGAGATTGAGTCGATCTTTTTAGTGTGGTAGCCACCATTAAATGGTGAACTCCAGTCCTTTGGTGGTATCACACATGGATAAAAGTATGGATGGAGACCTTCCCCCTCTTTATTGACATTCTCTATCCAGAAAAGGGTAGCTTTATTAGCTTGAAGGTAGATAACTCTCCTACTTCTACCAAATTGTACTGTTTTGACCTCCATTAGTCCAGTTGTCTGAATAAGTATGTCAATAAGTTTGCTACCTAAGTGGAGTTTCTCCTGTTTAGACCATGTAGGATGCTCCAACATCTCCATCCTAGACATAGTACGTATGATGTTGTACCTCCTGTAGAGCCTGTTACTGGTACGTGAAGTGATCTTCTTCTTAATTCTCCTAAATATTTTTTTAGAATTTTTACCCTTCTCCCATATATCAAACTTGAATTGATCCTCTACTGCACCAGCTAACTTCATGGCAACACGAGTAAAAGGACTTCTGGTAGACACTCCATCAATAGCATACTTCAGAGTCAGGTACGCACAAACCTCACTATCCATTAGTCCTAGTGTGAGAGCAGAGTTCTGATACTTACCTACACCTCCTGCTAGTGCAACCTTAAGAAACTCTTGTAGTCCTTCTGTGACTACATCTACAGCCTCCTTCATTAGAGTTATTCCATAGAGAGTAGTAGACTCTCCTCCACTCTTTCTGGCATTACGGATATTCTTGTAGTACCTGTCAATACCTAAAGAGTTCATCTCTTTCTCAATCTTCTCTTGCTCGTTAGCTAGATTCAATTTAAGTCCTCCTTTTTAAGGTTCTCGGATACTGCTTCAAGAAAGTTAGCCTCCAGCATCTCCATTGCCATACTTACGTATACTTTACATGTGGTAACCTTTGTCTCACACTTCTCTTTAGACATGAGACATCCATCTATCATCATTAGAGCATTACCAAGTACCTTCTGTGCATCCCTATCTAACCTCTGTATCCTCTTGTTAGATAAACCATGCTCCTCCTTCATCTCTGCATAGGTCATTCCCTTCATGTTCCCCCCTTTGGTTTAACTTTGGTGTGTTATTATGTCCTTTTTACACTTTCTTGTGCCATCCTTAAAGGACTCTTCAGTAATGTTACCTGAGATTAACCAGTCTGCTTCATCCATTAGTGATACTGTTGTCTCCATTATAAACTGGGTGTACTTAAGCCACTCAAGTACGTCATCTGGAAACTCAGGTTTATTGAGTCTTATGGTCTCCATTAGACTAGATGCTTCTTCCTTAAGTGTACTTTGGGCATACTTAAAGTGTCCTCCACTCATGTTCTCCTCTTGACAGTTAAATGTTTTACCTATGGTCAGTCTATTGTACTTAAGTTTACTTGAGTGTACTTGAGTACCCCTATTTTGGATACCACTAGTACGATGACCTCCAAGAACTCTACTAGATTTTGACATGTGTATACCTTAGAGCTTATATTTCTTTTACTACGTAAATGTCCATATATTATTTTGGACGATAATGAGGTTGGAAACTGACCAAGCAGTTATGATCTAAGACTTCCCCTCTAGCCTAAGTCTTTATGATGTGGGTTCCGGACTTATTACGTCAATAACCACTATCATCCCTTTGTTTTCTCATGTACCCTTACTATGTACCCATTGTACTTGTCTTTGGTTTTGTAGGTCAATGTGGTAGTCACTATGTACACAGTTAGTCCTTTAGTACCCATTCCATGTACCTGTTTCGACTCACTAGTTTGCATTTGTCTAACCTTTGTTGATGGTTTCTCAGATTGTCAGTCCATTTAATCGGACATGGTTTGTCTGTATCTAGTATAAAGTTTGCTGACAATAGCAAAGCCATGATACCGATTAGTATAGTTGTCATTGACCTAATTGAGCTAAAATGTATATGTTCCACTTGTCAAAGAACGATATGTAAGAATATAGTATAAACAATAGTAACATAAATTTAATCATTTGTCAACCCCCTACTTTCCTGCTCCGTATATTTCGATTGTGATTGTTCCATTTCTCATAGATACTTCGTACTCAAAATTCCAGTATTCTAGGTCAGACAGTATCTCACCAAGGAACTGCTTTTGCTCGTACCAGTCTAGTTTAATTTTGTTTATCATTTGTTTCTCCTTTTGATGGTGGGCAAGGTAAGAGTTGCACTCACTTTGTCATACGACACCAGATTTACAGTCTGGTTGCTTTCTCCATTGCATACTTGCCCAAGTTCAGCTACAATCATCAGTTTGGCATTCTTACGTACACCTTTGTTTGCCCTTCTTGTAGCAAAATTGTGGTTCCTTTTGCACCTAATCCTGTTTGGAGGACTCCAAGTATTTGCATACTTTCTACCTAACTTGTTTTCTTTCATAGAACCTTTGTTGTTAAAGAGTTTGTACCACCTAATCCCACCCAACTCCACGCTTCACTATACAAGCCTTTGGACTTACTGCTTCGTTGCCATCTTGTATAGTAGTATGTGCAGGATGGTTTTGTGTGACAGCCTAACGGAGAAAAAGACTGCCTCCACCCTGCACAATTCTCCATTAGAATGGTAAATCCACTCTCAAAGCCACACTCTGCACATCTCGTACATAAGTATCCCCATACTCCCATGATCCATAGGTGTTTGGTGACTTGACTGCACAGAACCACCTAGCAAATGGGTTTTCTTTCTCCTTAGAAGGCTTTTGCCACTTCTTTAGCACTCGCCACTCCCATTCTCCATCTGGTGAGTCAGCTACCCATATCTCGTATGGATTATCTACTGGTCTGGTTTTACCCATTAGGTTCTTTTCACTCATCGGTTCCCCCTCTATCTGTGAGTGGTTCGTCATACTTGTGGCTATAGCCACCATAGTCTACATCATCACCATGAAATGTAGACCTTTCTATTTTAAAGGGTGTTGTACTGGCTAGATTAAACCTGTGCAATACATCCTCCTCAATTATGTCTGTATCAGCATATAAACAGTTCTCACATGTCCAGCTATCTGTTTCATCCTCATAGACAAATAAGACGTAGTCTGAGTCTACGAGATGGTCACAGCTACTACAGTAAAACATTGACATTAGAATTCCTCCGTATCTAGGTTATTGATTTCTGAGTATTGTATCTTTATTGTACCACCATCTCTACAGTATAATAGTATGACCATCACAACTGAGAGTATGCCTGTCAATACTCCACCAAAAAATATAGTGAAGTAGATTAGCAGGTCAGGCAGTATCAGATACCACACCGATAGTCTCCATGAAATTAGGACTTACTCCGAGGCTCAGAGTTGCATCGTCAAATGCTCTACTCTTCTTATCTCGTACCCTAAAATTAGCAAGGTATTCACCCTTGTTAGTCACAGACTTGTATATGACATTCACCAAATGTTCAAGGTTCATGTCCTCTATTGCTACATACTTATCTTTTGATATGCTGTAGTATTCTATTGTTATTTTACGTTCCATTGGTTCCCTTTGTTAGTTATAGATTGAAAGTAGCGTGAACATTGCTATTAGGCCATTTGCTCTACAATCCTTATACGTACTCCAGTAATGGATGTTTAAGAATTGTGGCTCTTATGCTCTCCAAGATGATACACGCTACTACTTCCAGATACACGTATGTACTTCTGAAACATCGTAGCCAGTAGGAAAGAAGTGTCTTGCCCATGGTTCAGATGATATATGATTGCACCATTCGTTCCATAAGAACCTAGCACCGCCTATATCCTCACATAAATCTAGATATATAATGGCTTTCTTTCTCTTGGTTGCTATAGAGTTTCCAGAAGTTTGTAGCCAAGATGGTGTGCCTTTCCTAGCATCCTCATCGGGCAAGTACTTCCTGATATTGTGAACATCTAAACATCCGGCTTTACCTGCTACCAGTTGGACACAAAAACCTGCCTTTGGTAGTCCAAAGCCCGGAATTTCAAGAAATAGCATTATCAAATCCAATGCCATGTCCTTTTTCTTGGCTTTAATAATCCGCACCATGTTAGTATGTAACATTTTACGATGCTTTTTAATGTACGCTATGGTTGAGTGCTTATTGCCCCATATCCAGCTAGACTTAGCACCAGACTTTCGGTACTCGGTCATGTATTGTGGTAGCCTATCTGTTCGTTCTCTTATTGAACTACTAACAAAGGCCAACACACGTTCCATATTAGCTGGAGATATAAAGGCATACGCTCGCACCATTGGGTTGTGCTTGCTGTACATAGTTCTCCGTTTGTTATAGGTTAGCTAAACAGCTTCCTTAGTATTGAAGCCTTGACTGCATTACTTGCCTTGATATACTTACCAGCAAGATACATTTCATTACGGAAACTAGGCCGACTTTGCCCAGTATCCCAGACAAATACATGTTCTTCTGTAGAGTCTATCTTGCCCATGTAGACACCTTTGGCCTCAGTAAATCCTGAGTTGCCAACTTCAATCCATTGACCGGGTTGCATATCTAATGATACAACATCCTGACCATGAGTTGCTATTACTGATTTTACATATCTCATTACGATTTCTCCGTTTGAGATTTACAAGGCTTTACGATAGAGCCACACTAGACAACCTTGTTAAATCTAATGTACTTACATTATTGCATACTATTCTTGTTTTGTCAACTCCCATAGATTAGGATTAAACTTTGGATTATCCATCTTAAACATAGAGCCTAGTTCGGCATGGATAGACATCATACCAACTTCAATCCCATCATCCAGATCACTATTGGCAGAGTATTCTCTGTGAGTTTCCACACATCCAGAGATCACATTCCAAATGCGATTATAATGTCGCATTGAGAATACAGCTTTGCTTTGCATATTATCCCTATTGTTTATATTGCGTTAATACTAGGCCTAGAGCCTCCCGCTTTGCGTTCTATTGCTTGCCTAGCTTTATAATTAGCCTCTATTTTAGGATTACGACACTCAGGCCGATTAGTCCACACGCTAGCCATTTGTGGCCTACCTGTAGATGCAAGATCAGCGACCTTGTACATCTTACCATCTATTTTAATCATAAACTTCACTCCATTATATTATAGGTTACCAACTCAAACCAAATACCATCTCATTAGAATCTGAGTTGTCTATGTACTCATTATTTAAATCTAGCGAGTCTTCAAACTCACTATGATCTGCTAACTCTAACGGACTAATACTCACTCCGCTTTGTATTTGCTCATATTCCATAACATTGTATTGATTTAATGTTAAATTTAAGTTAGAAAAAATTAGTTTATACTTGTTAGCTAGTGTATCACTTCCGTGAACCGTTTCAATCTGTTGCTAACTTTCTAAACTCTGTAATCTATTTTTTCTACCTCTATTATAAACATAAATTTAATAAAATGTCAAACCGATTAAATATTAGAGTTAATTAGTCTGTTATTTAATCTGCAATAAGTATGAATGAAAATGATATAAAAGTCAACCCCCTCTGTAATCCGTTGGTAATGCTAGAGTTACAGAGGTTAGCTTTTACAGTTTTGAATAACAGTTGTATTTACTGGTTATTGTAGAATTAAATTGAACTACTAAAGGATCGCACGTGCGTTGCGTGTGCGCGCGCGTGTGCGTGTGCGTGTGCGAGAGAAAAAAAATAGATAAGCACACACTAACAAACAAAGGTAGCACATGTGTACAAACAAATGTATTACCCACTAATTACAAATGTTAGCACATACTAATAACAAAGGTTAGCACATGCTAACAAATGTAGTACCCATGCACTAAGTTTTTACGTGAGTGGACACATGTTTTTAAAGTTAGTACAGGCTAACAAAAGTAGTTCCCATGTACACATAAAAAAAAGGAGCAAGGGGGACTTTCGTAGCAGCCATATCGCTATAGGGTCTCCCATTTTTTCCCCAAATTATCCATGTGTATAAAATGGTACACATGTGTAAGCATATGTAACACACACACACAAACATATACCTATTATTAACACATGTGTACCAAGAATTAAGGTATCCAGTTATGATACTTAGGTTCTTTAACAGTTCCCAGAGGAAAAGTTGCATTATCCAAGAATTTCTCAAGTTCCATGTCAAGCAACTCACTTTTCCTATCTTTTATACTGACATCAGCATCAGCAGCCATTTGTTCTACCCAATATCCAAC